GGTAAATCAAGAAAATGGCAGTTCGGTCTAAAGTTGGCATCTCTGGTCTTAATTTTATGCCAGGGAAACCTAAGAGCACCCGTCAAGGCAATTCCAAAAACACAAAGTATGCTGCAACTTCCCGCAATGCAGCAAAGAAGAAGTATCGAGGACAAGGTAAGTAAAAATGTATTGTCTTACAGTTGCTCAGGAGTGGAATAGAATACTCCCTGAGCATCTGTGGATATACAATAAGTTGTTTCTAAGCCAGCGTTTAGGTTATACTTGTGGTCCCATGGGACTAGAAGTTCCTAAACCTGGTTTTTATATTGTACGTCCATGCATGAATCTCATGGGGATGGGACGATATTCACGCATTGAATGGATTGAAGACAATACTGAACACTTACATCCTGCTGAGTTTTGGTGTGAAGTCTTCGAAGGTGATCATATTTCAGTAGATTATGAGTATCATGAGGATAGAACAGGGTGCTATCCAGAGTATGCAATGGATCACTCTGTAGATTATCACGTAAAACGTCAAAGACTTGCCGTACAAGGGTTTAGAGATACTGAAAATTTGTATAGATTCAGTAGATGGGAGAAAGTCGATGTGCAAATGCCGTATCCTGATATACTAACTACCATTGGAATGTATCGTTATGGGTGGATCAACTGCGAATTTATTGGTGGTAAACTAATAGAAGTGCATTTTAGAAGAAATCCTGACTTTGCATATAACAATAATGTTTGCATTCCCGTATGGAACGATGAAGAAGTGGTCGAAAAGGATGGATATACCTTCATTGAAGAGCAAGATTACTTGAGGAAAGGATTTTATGTGGACAGACAGACCTGAACATATCCAATTTGTGGAGAAAGATTCAAAAAAATACGTATTTGGAGGCATGGAACCACATGCTACCAACATTTTAAGAGTTATTAGTGAACTTGAGAGTGCTTATCAGATGCTAAAGTACTGTGGCTTCAAAGAAGACATGGAAACTTTGGAAGAAATTAAGAGTAGATACTATAAATTGTATTTCAAAAAGGTCAAAGAGGAAAAACTAAATAACGACAAGGGATAGCAACCCCTCTAAAAGTTCTGAGACGAACTCTAGAGGGGATTCTTAATGGCAACTCAACCACATCCAGATAGAGATCCAGATTATATGGAAGCAATGTGGGGTACTAGAGGACTAATTACCGATTATTGGAGTAAACCAATGAAAAAACCAGAAGAACAAATGCTTAGAGAAGTTGTCGGAGACCATGTAAACGACATTAAACGTCAAAATATGCTTGCTGAAGAGATTCGTAATGATGATGACTATGATGATTGGGAATATGGTACAGAGCCAACTTACTGTGATGGTAATAAATAGGTTCATAATCTAAAATTATGCCTATTCATGGCTTCGACAAGGGTTTCTAGAGCATTTAAAGACATTTCACTGTCATTTAAACCTCACCCAGTAACAAAAGACCTCCCAGTATTGGTAAACGAACGTGCAATTGCTCGATCAGTAAGGAATCTGGTCGAGACAATTCCTACTGAGAGGTTTTTTAACCCTGATTTGGGGTCTAATGTAAGGAGTTCTTTGTTTGATTTCGTTGATTTTGGTACTGCATCAATTATTGAAGAGCAAATCATCGAAACTGTCCTCAACTATGAGCCAAGAGCGGCAAATTTGAACGTTTCAGTCGAACCAAGACCCGATGATAACAGTTTTGAGGTAACTGTAGCATTCGATATTGTTGGACAAGACCTTCCACCCCAGAATATCTCTTTTTTACTTGAGGTAACGAGATAAAATGCCATTAACTAAGTTCACAGATCTAGATTTTGATCAAATAAAGACGCAAATTAAGTCTTATTTGCGTTCAAACTCCAATTTTACGGATTTTGACTTCGAAGGATCAAACTTTTCCGTTTTAATTGACACGCTTGCGTACAATACGTACATTACTGCGTTCAATTCTAACATGGTTGTCAACGAATCGTTCATCGATTCGGCAACTGTGCGTGAAAACGTCGTTTCTTTGGCAAGAAACATTGGTTATGTCCCTAGATCTAGAAAATCTGCGTTGGCGCAGGTGAGTTTCAACATTGAATTCACCGGAACTAGTCCATCAACCACTTTGAAGAAGGGTTTGGTCTGTGTTGGTGCTCAAGATAACACATCTGTTGTATTTTCCATCCCTGAGGACATCACAACAACTACAGTATTGACTGGTGCTGCAACCAACGGCAATGGACCTAGAAGGTCTACGTTTAGCAATATCGATATCTACCAAGGAACACTCCTTACAAAGGCATTCACGGTCAACCAGTCGGAGGATCAGAGATTTATTCTTGATAATCCTGGAATTGATACAAGTACAATCAGAGTTACTGTAAAAGGACCTCAAGAAAACACAGGAAGAGAATATAGACAGGTAGAGAACATTATTGACATCTCTTCTATTTCAGAAATCTACTTATTGCAAGAAATTGCGGACGAAAGATACGAATTGCTGTTCGGTGACGGAATTTTTGGTAAAAAATTAGAAAATGGAGCAGTCATCGAAGTATCTTACATTATCAGTGACGGAACAACCGGAAATGGTGCCGCAAACTTTTCATTCGTAGGAACTGTAGAGAATAGTTTGATGGTTTCTTTCTTACCATCGAACACAGTTACCGTAACCACTAATCAAAGTGCCATTAACGGTGCTGATATTGAACCAGTTGAGTCTATCAAGTATTTTGCACCTAGATTATACTCTTCTCAGTACAGAGCAGTCACCGCAAGAGACTATGAGGCAATTGTACAAAGAGTATATCCAGATACTGAGTCTGTTTCTGTTGTAGGTGGTGAAGAACTGGATCCACCAGAATTTGGAACAGTCGTTTTGAGCATCAAACCAAAAAATGGCACATTTTTGTCAGATTTCACCAAAAGTGAGATTTTGCAAGATTTGAAAAAATACACTGTTGCGGGTGTAAACCAAAGAATCGAAGATTTGAAGCTTTTGTACGTAGAATTGGATTCTACAGTCTTTTATGACACAAGTAAGGTTACTGATGCCAACCAACTCAAGACTGATGTCGTTTCTAGTCTGAATAGTTACGCGGATTCCGTTGATTTGAATGCTTTTGGTGGTAGATTCAAATATAGCAGAGCAATCAAGGTTATTGACGATACAAATTATGCAATTACGTCAAATATCACAAATATCATTATTAGACGCAATTTGAGAGCACTGATTAATCAGTATACTCAGTATGAGATTTGCTATGGCAATCAATTCCACGTTGTATCTGAAGGATTCAACATCAAGAGCACAGGATTTACTGTAGAGGGATCCTCTGAAGTAGTATTCTTCACAGACGTGCCTAATATGGGTTATAAGACCGGTGTAATCTCTGTTGTGAAGGATTCTGAGTCTGGACCCGTTATTGTCGTTCCTAATGCCGGTACGGTGGACTACATGAAGGGTGAGATCGTTATTAATGCTATCAATATTACTTCTACAGTCAAAAAAGACGATATTATTGAAATTCAAGCAGTTCCAGAGTCTAATGATGTGATTGGTTTGAAAGACCTGTATTTGCAACTGGATATCTCGAATAGCACCATAAATATGGCAAGGGACACCATTGCATCAGGTGAACAAATTTCAGGAGTTGGTTTCCCAGTAGCATCCAGTTATACGAACGGACAATTAAGTAGACAATGATAAACACGAATTCTGTATTCGAATCTAGAGTCAAAATTCAGCAAGTTGTAGACAATCAACTGCCTGAGTTTATCAAAGATGAGAATCCACTTGTAGTGGATTTTCTGAGATCGTATTACACGTCTCAAGAGTATGCTGGTGGTCCTGTAGATATTGCTGAGAACTTAGATAAGTATCTAAAACTTGATAAATTGACTCCCGAGATCATTGTCGGGATGTCTACGGTATCTTCTGCTGTTAATAGCACAGATACGGAGATTTTTGTAACTAATACGAAAGGATTTCCTGAAGAATACGGACTTTTCCGTCTAAATGATGAAATTATCACATATACTGGAGTAACAACGAATTCTTTCACGGGATGTGTCCGTGGATTCTCCGGTATTACATCTTATCATGCTCCAAACCAACCAGAAGAGTTAGTATTCTCCACAAGTGTTGCGGCTGACCATTCTAACGGCACAGCAGTACAAAATCTCAGTGCTCTGTTCCTGAAAGAGTTTTACAACAAATTAAAAGGACTTTATACACCAGGATTGGAGAATGTAGCGTTTGCTCCAGATCTGAGTGTCAATAATTTTATTAAAGAGTCGAGAAGTTTATATCAGAGTAAAGGCACGGAAGAATCTATCAAGATTCTGCTCAAAGTTCTGTTTGGTGTAGATTCCAAGGTTATTGATCTAGAACAATTCCTTTCAAGACCTTCTTCTGCAGAATTTATCCGCAGAAAGGTAGTTGTTGCCAAACTAATCAGCGGAAATCCAAAACTAATCTCCGGTGCTACTCTTTTCCAAGATGCACAAACTAATATCGGTATTGGTGCTGCTAGTGGACCCATCTCGGAAGTAGAAATCTTCACTAGAGGCACTACAGATGATATTGGTAGACAAACGTATTATAAGATCTCTCTATTCACTGGATTTGGTGATGAGAGTCTTGTAGAAGGCACTTTCGTCATTCCCGGCAGCAGTTTCACTATTGGAACTACAGAAACTACAGATTCCGTAATTACTGTTGATTCCACTATCGGATTCCCTCAAGCTGGAACATTCCAAGTCGGAATGAGCACTGTCACATACACTGATAAGACAGTTACCCAATTCCTGGGTTGTACTGGGATTACTAGTGCCATTAATCCAAGATCTGAGATTATTCAAGATCTTCAGGTGTATGCATATGAAAATAATGATCTCACCAAACCAGTAATCTTCACCCTTACTGGTGTATTGAAAGGATTGAAGACAGATGACAATGTTTTCTCTTCAGAAGAGAATTCCATCATTTCTGTAAAAAATCTTGGAGAAGTCATTAGCAATGATGATGAAGATATTAGTTACAAAAAAGTATTCTTTAACTCTTGGGTCTATAACAGCTCTTCAAGGTATTTTGTATCCAGTTTCAATGGATCTACCTTCAATGTACAATCTTCGATTGATAGATCTAGTCTGAAGGTAGGAGACCGTGTTGATATTGTAAGAAGATCTTCTCAAGAGATTGATGCGACTAATTTAGAAGTTCAAACCATCAATCTAAACACTAATGCCATTACTGTAAATGGAAATCTCACTGGCATTAACACAGATCTTCAATATGACATTAGAAAGAGAATCAGCAAAGCAACAAGTGTTGGTTCTACTTTATCTGCTGGTAATGATGCACTTTCTTCAGATATTCTGAATGCTTATAACGAAAATAACGAATTTGGTTATGTTGCATCGAACTCCCTACCATCTTATCAAATTAGACCGGTAACAACAAAAGTCAATATTGCAACAGCATCTACAACTAGTGGTGCAATCCTTGGATATGATTCCACTACCTTAAATTATGATACCCTTGCATTTGCTGCAAATGTTCCTTTTGTAACGGGTGATGAGGTATTCTATGATCCAGATGTAACTCCAATTATTGGTCTTCACACTGGATCTTATTATGTAAATGTTGATAGTGCAAATCCAAACAGAGTAAAATTAGCACTTTCCAAATCTTTCTTGGATGCACAATCCTTTGTTAGATTTACTCCTTCAGACAATGGACCACATGAATTCATTCTTGCTGAACAAAGAGTTGACGAGATTCAACCACAGAAGCTTCTGAAGAAGTTCCCACTTTCTCAGAGTTTGATGAGTGGTAATGATACTGCAACAGAACCAGGTCCAACTGGTATGTTGATCAATGGTGTTGAAATCGTAAACTATAAATCTGATGATTCTGTTTACTACGGTCCTATTGCCAATATTGGTATCTTCACTGGTGGATCTAACTATGATGCTGCAAATGCACCTTCTGTAGTAGTAAGTGATCCAGAAGTATCTACCGGAACAACTGCATTAGTACAATCTGTTGTTAGTGGATCTTTTGTTGATATTGAAGTTGATCCAGTAAACTTTGATATTGAAGAAATTGTTTCTATCAATATTTCTGGTGGTAATGGTGAAGGAGCAACAGCATCTGCTACTTTAGCATCTGAATTTAGAGAAGTATTCTTTAATGCTAATACTCTTGCTAATGGTGGTGGTGTATCTCCTGCTGATAATACAATTACTTTTGATACAGTACACAATTTCCAAACAGGAGATTCTATTGTATACAATGACTTAGGAACTGCTCCTCTTGGTATCTCTACAGATTCTGCTAATGATGCTATTCAAAACCTGACTCTTCAATCAGGTGAAATCTATTTCTCTAGATTCATCAATAGTAGAACAATTCAATTGTTCAATACTAAAGCAGAATCACAAAGTGGTATTAATACTATTGGTATTACTACTGAAAACAATGCTGGACTGATGAAGTTCAGAACTACTAATAAGAAACTTAAGCTAGATCGAATTAATATCCTTAACCCTGGACAAGGTTATTCTAATAGAAAACTCATTGTTAAGTCAACAGGTATAAACACTGCAAATGACACTATTGTTTTTGATAACCACAACTTTACTGATGGTGACTTTGTAGAGTATGAGTTCTTTGATACTGCAGTAGTTGGACTTAGCACAACAACTCGATATAAAGTTCTTACCGTAGATCAGAAGTCATTTAGACTTGCCAATGCTGGTGTTGGAGGAACCAACCTCACAGACTACATTAGACGCAAGCATGTTGCATTAGATTCTGTTGGTGTTGGTAGTCATATTTTCAAATATCCTGCTATTGAAGTTAATATTAAAGCTGTAACAACTCAACAAACCACTGGAGAGTTTACTGCTACTCCTGTTGTTCGTGGTGCCATTGTTGATGCATATCTGTATGAAGAAGGTTCCGATTATGGTTCAGAAACACTTAACTTTGAAAAATTACCTAAACTCACAGTAACTAGTGGATCTGGTGCTGCTGTCAGTCCCATTATTATTAATGGTAGAATTGAAAATGCATTCGTCCAAAATGGTGGTAGTGGATATACTTCACCTCCAGAGTTAGAAGTTACCTCTAGTCCTGTTGGTATTGCTACTACAGGAACAGGTGCAAGACTGAGAGCATTGATCAATAATGTTGGTGTTGTAACCGACGTAGTGGTCCTAGGAAAGGGACAGAACTACGATATCAATACAACTAGTATCAAAGTCAATTCAGTCGGTTCTGGTGCCATTCTGAATGGATTTGTGAGACGTTTGCAAGTCAATAAGTTTGCGAAGATTGATGATAATGGTGGTGAGATTGTAAACCCAACTCCAAGGAATGGTCTTGAGTATGCTTCTATCGGATACGGATCTACTTTCAGAGTAGAGTTTGATGATGGAGGTTCAGCACACTCTCCAATCATTGGTTGGGCGTATGATGGTGTCCCAATCTATGGATCTTATGGATATGTTGATCCAGAGAACATTCAGAGTGGTATTAAGAGAATTGGTACAGGATACACTTCTGTTATCACCAATATCACCAACAGACCAAGTACTACCATCTTCCCACCTGGATTCTTTGTAGATGACTTTGTTTATGATGGTAGTGGTGATCTTGATGAATATAATGGTAGATTTACAATTACCAATGAGTTTCCAAATGGTGTTTATGCATATTATGCTACTATAGACACAATTGGTAATCCAGAGTTTCCATTCTTTGTTGGTCCACACTACAGATGTGCTCCTATTGCAGAAAACCTTGATCCTGCTGTCAAGATTACACAATCTTTCGACTTTAATAACTCTGATCTGGTTAGAAACACCTTCCCACAAAAGATTGGTGATTCTGCAGCATCTTATGACTTTGTTATTGAACCATATAAGGTATTTGTACAAGATGCTATTGTTGAGAGCATTTCCAGAGGATCTTTTGATTCTGTAAGTGTTGCTGCTACTGGTAATGGCAAGTATGGTGTTGGTGATGTTGTTAACTTCATTGAATTCGAACCTGGTGAAGGAACTGGACTGGCTGCTGAAGTTTCTAGTATTGTTGGTAAGTCAATTGTCAGTATTGCCTCTACAGATGAAATTTACGAAAATGTTGTTGTCAAGTGGAAGAATAGCAAAGAAGTAGAGTTAGTATCTGATGTCAACTTTGATCTTATCGATCAGGATGTAGTTCAAATTACAGGTCTTTCTACTTTCGTTAAAGATCTCACTGGATCGCAGGTTGCTAATACGATTAATCCAATTTCAAACCTAGTTGTTGGTTTTGGTACAACTGGTGTCAGTGGAATGGTAACTGATATTAGTGTTGCTAATATTCCTGTTTCAATTGGCAATTCCATCAAAGTCAGTAATGAAACACTTGGTGTTTTGAATGTATTTGATGCTGACGGTATTATTAGAGTCAAGAGATATCCATCAGAGACTGCGAACGGTGGAGTTGCTCATACTGCAACAGAATCTGTCAGTTATCTGCCACAAGCATTTACAGTAAATGTTGAAACACCATATTTTGAATCAAGAGATCAGGATGTAATTTATTTCAATCCATTTGAGTCTGTTGGTATTGGTATCACTGCTGGTCTTACAACTGCCAGATCTTATCAGTTCAATGGTGTAACAACTAGCAGAACTATTCAAACTCAAAATATTTTCCTTCCAAATCACCCATTTGTAACTAATCAGCATCTGGCTTATGTTGGATCTGGTACTAGCACAATTGGAATCTCAACTTCCCCAACTGGCAACAGATTTGATATGCCAGCAGATGTATTTGCTATCAAGACATCTAAAGACACAATTGGTATTGCAACTGTCCTGAATGGTGATAAAGTCTACTTCCGTGATGTTACAAACACCAATTTCTATGATTATGTCCTTCAGTCACAGTATCAACAGATTACAGCAGACGTTAAGAAGGTAACTGCAACTGTAACTACTGGTGAAGTTCATAATCTTGAAAATGCTGATGTTATCAAACTTGATCTGAAGTCAAACCTCACTAGAGGTGTTGGAGCAGGTTCTTCCATCGTTCTCAAGATTGTAAAAGACAATCTTCTTGTCAATCCAGTTGCAATCAGTTCTGCTGGTGTCAATACATCTACAAATGTCATTACATTGACAGATCATGAATATTCCACTGGAGACAAAGTATTCTACGAATCTACTGAGGTTATTGGTGGTCTGACTACTGGAACTTTCTATATCTACAGTATTGACAAGGATAATTTCAGTCTTGGTGAAACAGAAAGAGATATTCAAGTATTCCCACCAAACATCGTTAATCTCACTTCTGTTGGTGGTACATCACAGTCTATTGCTAGAATCAACCCACCATTATCCGTCTATAATAATGATGATGTTGTATTCAATCTAGAAGATCCATCTTTGACTGGATTTGATCTTAAGATCTACTATGATCAAGATTTCTTCAATTCTACAGTTTCTACTGGTCAAACTGCTAATTTCTTGATCAATGGTTCTGGAACTGCTGGATCTGCTGGTGCAGCACTGACTGTTTCTTATTCTACAAACTTCCCCGAAATTCTTTACTACAATGTAGAAAGATCTGGTTTCATTAGCACTGCTGATAAATCAGTTACTGGATATAATGAAATTCAATATAACAATAGTGTATTCTCTGGTGAATATGCTATTTCTGGTGTTACTAGCACAACATACGGCATTAATTTGACACATGTTCCAGAAAGAGTATCATATGCTGCCACAGAGTGTGATTTGCTGAAATATACCACCAAGTCCACTAATGCTAATGGTTCTATTGATAAGGTTGATCTTATCTTCCCTGGATTAGATTATAAGAAATTCCCAAGCATTTCTAGTATTACTTCTGGACTTGGAACTGATACAGTTTTGAGACTCAACTCTTCTACAGTTGGAAAGTTAGATACAGTAAGACTGCTTACACCTGGTTTCTCTTATCCATCTGATAAGACACTTTCTCCAGAGGCAAGTATTCCAAATGAACTGAATGTAAGAGATTATCAAACACTGTTCTCTGTATCAATTCTCTCTGGTGGTAGAAACTTCCAGACACCACCGAACGTTATTCTATACAACCCATCCACGAATGAGGTTGTACCTGATTTCCAAGGTTCTACAGAACTGGCTGGCAATTCTATTAGCCCAACTGTAGATGGTGTTCCCGGAGTCAGAATTGATAAGAATCCAGTTGGTCTGGAAGATGATGTTGTTTATGAAGCATATACTGTCAATAATGACAATGGTGTTTCCATCGTCAGTGTCGCATCTACTCAGAACAATAACGTAACTCTGCAAATTGCAACCCCAGTTCTTGGATTTACAACTGCACCATTCCAAGTTGGAGACAGCATCTTTGTCGAAGGTATCGGCATGGGTGGCACTACAGGAGAGGGTCACAACTCTGCAGATTATGGATATCAGACATTTACAGTTGCGAGTTATGACAGCACTTCTAATCCCAACCTGCTGACATATAATTTGAATGCATTTGTATCTGCAGGTGCATCTGTTGGTGTTGCTCAAACAACTCCAAGTCTGTTTGCTCAGGTAATTCTTGCTGACGATCTTCCTGTTCTTAGAGTCACTAAGCAAAATGCAAGATTTGAACCAGGTGAGTTGCTATATGTAAATTCTGATTTTAGTAATGGATCTACTGATCTTGCTGTAATCAGTTTCAACGATCTAACTGGTAAGTTGAACATCAGTGGATCTACCAGAATCGAGTCTGGAGATACACTTACTGGTGGCACTAGTGGTTCTAAGTGTACTATTGATAATGTGGTAAGTTACGTTGGTAGTTTTGAGATCGATGCATTCTCTGACGTAACCCGTGGTTGGAAAGATGATATTGGCAAACTGAGTGAAGATTACTCAGTCATGGGTGATAATGATTATTATCAGAGAATGTCCTACTCCATTCAAAGTGAGAAGACATTTGATGATGTCATCAGTTATGTCAATGAGAACGTTCATCCAAGTGGATTTAAGAACTTCAAAGATATGCAGCTGACACCTAGTTCGTCTCTGCTGGACGGAAAGAATGTTGGTGCATCTTTGACAACTGCACAAGAAGAACCATTCCTGGTTCTCGATGTTATTGCTGATGAAGGTGCTCTGAGAGTTGATACAATTAATGACTTTGACTTTGCTAGAGACGTTGATGCTACAACAACTACGTCTAAATCTATTGATCTTGAAAACATCAGAATTACAGACTACATTCTGAATAAGACAAACAGAGTTATTCCTATTGATGATATTAGTGGACAATTCTTGGGTGGTCCTCAAGATGAGTTCCTGTCATTTGCTGATGTATTCCAGTTTGCTTCTGGTAGAAGAACCAACAAGTTCTTGGTTCAAACTAGAAATATCACTGACAATGATGAACTGAATGTACGTGAAGTTATTCTGGTTGCCAACAGCACCAATACATATGCTCTTGAAAAAGCAGGTGCTGGAGATAGCATCGGTGAATATGATGGATCTTACGATGGTGTT